CCAGCACCGTGACGGCAGAGGTGATCAGCGGAGAAGTGCCGAAGTTGACACGACCGAGGCTTTCGGCCATGGACGAACCGGCGAAGAGGAGGCAGAGAAGAAGGGTCAGAAGACAAGACTTGAATCGGATCATGGGAAGCTCCTTGAATCGAAAGTTGATGTTCCTCCGTGGGATTTCTTGTAAAAGTCCGGTCCCTCAGCGGGACCGGACTCCGTTCTACGGGTGAGGCTTAGACCTCGATGCAGGTACGAACCAGGGCGGGGGGATTGGCCACCTTGAAGCCGAAGACGTTCAGCCCGCGCATGGCGCTACCGAAGGTCCGCTCGAGCTTGGGCAGGTAGTCGAGCTCGGTAATCTGGCTGGCGAAGGTAATCGCGGCATTGGTGCCCGCAATGGCCTGCCAGGAGACCTTGGCCGTACCGCCATCGGTGACCTTGGCCAGGTTGTTCGAGGTGTAGAGGGTGAACCGATCGATCACCCCGAGGCGCCCGTTGCGCAGGATGGACGTTCCGTCGCCGGAGATCGAAGCATCCTTGAGGTCGGACTTTTTGATCTTGCCGCAGACGGCAGGGGGAAGAACGACCCACCGGCCGGTTTCCGGAACGTTCTGTTCGTCCAGAACGGTGCCCATGTCGACGATCAGGTCGAGGATGGTGTCCTTGGTGACCGCCAGGGGGGCCGCCTCGGTGCCGAGGTTGATGTTGCCGCTGTCGGCGCCGGCCGTTGCGCCCTGATTGGCGGCGGCGGCTCCGGCATAGACTCCGCCGAGGACCACGCGGTCGATGGCAATCTTCATCTGTTCGGACGCATCGGCCGCCCAGATGTCCATGAGATTGACATCCGACTGCTTCTCCTCGATCTTGTCGACTTTGAAGGCGAAGATCTTGGCGTAGTCGACGGTCATGTCGACAAGCAGCGACTCCAGGTCCTCGTAAACGATGGTATCGCCGATTTCGTAATCGGAGATCGTCACGTCGGGACGCTGACGGATGTGGATGGTATTGCCCTTGGCCTTGATCTCGCCTTCGTAGTCGGTATTGGCGATCATGCCGAAAACGGTTGCGGCGTAGAACTTTTCCAGGAGCTTTCCGGACCAGAGCTCGGGGATGAAGACACCGGCCCGGGTCGTCGGGTAAGCGCCTGCGCCGTAAATAGCGGGGTTGTCGGCCGAGATGGCGACACCGGCAAAAAGAACGCCGCCCTCGCCGTAGCCGCAGAGCGCGCAAAACGCCCCGACGAGAAGAAAGGCCCACTGGCGGCCGGTGAAAAGTGCGAAGAGTTTATTCATGGCAGTAGCTCCTTGTTTTTAGCCAGGAGTGATTCGCCCATCGCGTTGTGCGGCAAAGATGTCGTTCTCCAGGGCTGCGGCCTGTTCGGGCGAATAGAAACACTTCTGCCCGACGGAGAGCTTTCTTTTTTCCGCATAGAACGCTGCGACTTCACTCTGGCGATATTGACGTTTTTCGGGGGCCGCATTGCCGCCACCTCCGGAATTACCGGGCAGAACGATCTGGCCGGTTCCGGGAGTGGCGTGTTGAGAGCCGCCGGATTCGGATTTCTTGAACTCGGTGAGAATGTTATTGACGAGGGTTGCCTTGCGGCTGTTCATGCCACGCTGCAGGGCCTCGTCGTACGTCTCTTCCATGGTCGGGGGCATCAAGTTCAGCAGCCAAGACTTCCACCGAAGGTTCACTTCCTGCCAGTCGGGGTGAGCGCCATTAACGGCGGTCCAAAAATCCCGTTCGATCTCCTCTTTTTTCCCTTGTGCGACGCCTTGAACCTGCTCCTGGAGAGGAGCAACCTGGCTCTGAACGAAGGCGCGCATTTGCTCGGCGTATTCCGGCGAGACTTCATCACGGAAAAACTGCAGGGCCTCGTCTCCTTTGGCCGCGGTGGCCTGGGCCTGCTGCTTGAGGCGCTGGTTTTCCGCCATCAGTTCCTTGTTCGCCGTGTGAAGCGCCGGGACTTCCCGATCATACTTTCCTCGCAGGGTATTCAGGCTTTGGGTCACCTGCTGCAAGGATGCCTGCATTTGAGCGAGATCCCCCTGGGGAGAAGCGGGGCGCTGCTGCTCAACGGCAAGCGGGGCAAAAGGAGCGGTTACGGGTGCCGGCGGGGCCGGAGGCAAGGTTGCTGCCTCGGGAGCGGCCGGCGCAACAGGCGCAGGGGGAGCGGGTGCTTCGACAGTCGGGGCAGGCGCGGCCGGCTTTGCGGTGTCGCCCTGCTGGAGATACGCCTGTCTTGCAGCTTCGCCCTTTGCGAGTTGCTTCTTGACTGAGGATGGAATCGGTGTGCTCATGGTGCTCCTTCCAGGGGCCGGCTTTACGGTCTCCCTTTTTGTGGCCGGGCCGACTTCACGGTCTCCGTCCTGTTGTTGTGGCCACCGTACCGGGCCGGCTTTACGGTCTCCGTGGTGGAAAAAAGAAAAAGCCGGCAGTATCAGGGGATAATTCCCTGATTCCGCCGGCCTCTTATTCAGATAAACCGGGTGGTGCTTTGTGCCGTCTCTCCGGCTGTCACGCCTGCATCCAGGGGCGTTCCCTCGGGGGGTTTTTCTAATAATCCCTGATAATCAGGGCTTTCGCAACAAGTTTCAGCAAGCAGGCGCGATTGCCGGTTCTAGTTCAGACGTTCAATGGTTTTGCCGTCGTCGTTCATCAGGTAGATTGTCGTGTCGGCAATGATGTGCCGGGGGTTATTGTCCTTGTCCCGAAACGCAACCAAGACCATCTGCTTGTCGACCGGATCGTCGACCGGAACGATCCCACGCTCGAACCATTCGACAGTAACCTCGTCGGGGGTGTCGTCGCTGTTGAACTTCGATCTCAGCCCCACATGGGACTGAACCTCGGAGGCTCCGTCATAAAAGCGCCAACTCTCCGTGTTGCCCGTACCCTTCACCTTGATTATCATGTCTGCCTCTCTTTCTGTTTGTCTGCTGCCTGCCTGCTGAAAGCTATTTGTTGTCCAAAGAAATTTGTTCAGTGCTGTGATACTCGAGCTTGCGCGGCTGCCCGGCGGCGAAATGAACGATCACGCTGCCATTGCATCCCTGGGCGGCGTACTGCTGCAGCTTGAGCATCAGCGTCGCCATGACGGCATCGTTGGCCTTATTGGCAGGCCCACTCATCGCGGCCATCCGTCAACAAGGGGTGCCGGCGGGCGGGCCGGTCCGGCGCTGGTCGTTGTGACTTTAGCCTCTCCGGTTTCCGAGGCTTTGGCCAGGTCGATCAGGTTGGCCAGTTCGGTACGGCGCCCGTTGGCGTGATAAAGGGCATCCCCGAACATCTTGCGCGTAACCGCATCAAGGGCCGAAAGCCGGCGCGTCAGGAACGCAAAAAAGATTTTTCCATCATGATCACACATCAACCGCGACATGGCGTCGATCTCTTCGGTGGTCGCCTTGTCCGGCGAGAGGCCGTCCTGACTCATTGACCACCCCCCGCATGGAAGAGGCTCGTATCGGTTCCACCTGCCGGGCGGCCGCTGGCATCAGTGGCTTGCGACATGGGCGCCGGGGGCGCTGCGGGCGGTGGTGACTGTTGCCCGGGCTGCGTCTGCTGTCCGGGTTGGGCCGGCACCTGCCGAGACTGATTGTTTTTCGGGTCGACGATTGGAGCGGTTATCCCGCCCATAATCACCTCTTCAACCGGAATGTCGGCGGCTTTCAGCACCGACTTCAGGAGATTGGCCCGACCCTCAAGGCCGGTAATCTGGATGTCGGTCGGGTTGTTAGTCTGCGCCAGAATCTCCTTGCGGCGAATCAGAAGTTGTTCCTTGATCAGCAGTTCGCTCGAGCCGAAGACCTTGACCTCCAGGTCGCCCTTGATGGTCTGGTCGGGGTTGTGCAGCATTTCATGGACGTACATCCGGTGGACATAATCCTGGATAGCCTCGTCGATATTGCGCACCACGTTTTTAATTCCGCGGGCGGCGGCATTCATCAGCATCGACAAACCGGAGGCGGTATCTCCGGCGCCGCCGACAGATTCGGAGCCGTGAGCATAGGCCGGAACGCCGCTGTGCTCGTCGGCCAGTTGTGCGACGTAGGTCAGGACACCTATCAGGGCATTTGCCGTCAGGGGTACGCTGAAAAACTGAATCGGGGCCTGATTGCTGCCAGCCATATCGTCGGTGGTCAGGTAGACCTTGCCCGGGTAAACCTGGCCAGGGACCTCTCCGGGCGCCAGGCGGTCAACCATTTCCTGAATCAGGGGTGAGGCCGACATGGCGGCGTTGTTGATCACCGACCGATAGAGCATATTGCCGGCGTCGGCGTCATGCTTGATGG